CCCCGTGTAATGGGGTAGATAGTTACTGAATAAAACCCAAAACCAAAAATAAACTTGATCTAACACTATCAAATATAGAGTTTATTGATGTCTACTCTTATAAATTTTACAGGATAAAGAATAGTAAGGGAGTTTAAGGGCGAACAACGTTCACCAAAGGAGGCACACCAACGATATACATGAGAGAAAAATCATCACCTGGCGCGCGCCAGAAATCGGCAGTGTTTTTGGCAGTAGCGGATATAGCTCCATGTGGTTGCATGAGTAAAACAGCAGGTGGAACATGACCACGCAAAACATCGGTAACAGACAATGGAGGAGCCGCATCTGAATCATAAGTAGTAGCTGGACTAATATGTGAAATGTTATAATACGGAACTTCTACTTCGGTCATTCCTTCCAATTGCTGGTCAATAACAACAGCAGAAGTTCCCATGTTAGTAAGACCATTAGAAGCCAAATTTGCCAATTGAACTGGTACACCATTAGCAAAAGCATTGACAACTGTATTGAAAGCATCCTGAACTGTATTAAAAAGATACATTATATTAAAATCTCCTTTGCGTGCTGCAGCAGAAGTAGGTGTGATAATGTTAGTAGCTTTAATGCGCATAGAACCTCGCCAAAAAGCGTAAATGAAATAATAATATTCGAACATAGCAAAGGTCTTGTGCGATGTAACCGTGGTAACTGGAGAAGGAACAGAAAAAGGAGCAATAATTGTCTGTGGATTAGTACTCGTCATGTCAGTAGAGAAAAATCGTCCAAAGCGTTTAATTAGTTGCCGAATCGACATTATCTTTTCACCAACACAGTGCGCTTCTGGAGACCAATTAGAGAAGATGGTGTGAGTGTCTATTGGCATAGGATGAACTCCATGTTGAGCATCATTCCTAGCTATAGCCTCGTTTTCGCCCATAACTTGTGCAACAATTTTTGGTGTTACAACTGCAGGAATATTATTATCATACTCCTGCTTTCGCTCTTCTTCTTTCCGGTCATCCGCAACTGCAGATAGTGATCCAGCATAAGGGACATATGAAGGTGCTGAAGGTGCAGCAAAAGTAAGATCTGGACCACCACTGACTTCAACTATTGTATCTATGGATTGGTACACGTTATTTGCTGCAACAAGTTGGTTTAGAACTTCCACTCGCACTATTCCAGATACTGCATTGAACATCATAGCATTGTTAGTACCCAACCAAGATGATTCCGGTCGAATACAAAACATCCAAGGACGAGAAGAAACGTAAGGAACGGTGAAAGATACTTCAGTAGAAGTTCGCAAATCCACAATGATTTTCTGAGTACGAGAAACATCAGGCACGCCCGTCGAAATAGTGGTGTTGTAATAGAAAGGAATAAAACTAATGCGCAAACGACCAGAATGAAATTGGGTTTTAACAAACTTAAAAGTATATACAATAGAACCTCTCCAATAACCATGAGTGTTAGCGACATAACCCATATGTGTAGTAACGAATCTGTCAGAAATATTTGTGGAAAATGGTTTGATTTTCATCGGTGTAACATAATTGTCCCAAAGTTTGGTGCCAGTTAAATCAGAAGTAGACCATGTAAATCTATCCCAAAAATTTGGAACGGATAACACGTGTGATAGATCCATCTCGTCAGCTGATGTACCAGCGAGACCGGATTTAGTTTCTATTTCATTTTGTACAGAAAGAGCCATCTTGTGAGAAGTGTCCACACCATCAAAATTTGTCATGCGGACTTGACCTCTCAGTTTCGTCTCACATGGCAAACCTTGTACGGTTGGTTTAGAAAAACCTAACATTTTAAAAATATTAGAAGCTTGAGCCGAAATCCATGCTGGTCGCGTAAACAAATTACCCAAAATAGGAATTCTAGACATAGTACTTAGACCCTCTGAAATTTGACCTATACCGGCACTTACAGTACCATTCTCTTTGAGTCCTTTTATCTCGGAAGCTACTTGTGCAAAGATTTTGTCAGGACTTTTCTGGAAAGATTTAGTCTTCCAGGCTTCACGTAAGTCTGCCTCACTAAAATTGCCCTCAATCATCTTCTGTCCGAGGTTGGCAAAATTAGGTGCGCTACCAGTGAAAACGTTTGCTCCGGTAGGATACTGAACGTCAACATCTTCCAAATGAGCCCAAACTGTGTATTCAACAGATCCCGTACCAGAAATTTGATCTCTTAATTGACTATATACGACTAAATATATCGCACCAAAAGAACCTTGTCCAGTAATAAGGTTATAGTAAACGTGAGGAGAAACGTATGGGATACGCATTTCAACTTCGGTACCCACACTCAAATCTAGATCTGTACGCGGACAGCCCGAGCGACCTTGAAGCGTAGAATTAACTAGAGAAACACGATTTGGCATATATTGAGCATAAGGATAATATTGCAACATTAGTCTACCTTGCTGAAATGGTTGAGAATTCACCTGTACCTTGATTACAAGTGTAGCTCTTAAACCAACAAAACCTCGCAATTTCTCCTGATACATCGCATTTGAAATTAGGACCTCTGGAAAGTTAGCAGTGTAAAGTTGAGAACCAGCAGTAGATAAAGTGCCAGTAGAATTCCACAAACCAGTTTTAATAATGATAGGTCGAGAAAGGAAATCTTTAATAGTATGTATTCTCTCCTCGCGTGTGGTCATAGACAGATAATCTGTTGAAAGGTTAACGATATCAGGCACCGCAGTGGTACTAGGGGTAACTCCTTCACTAGAAAAGTGTACAATTTCCTTTTGCTCAGAAGTAATTTTCCGATCTTCGTCTTCAATATTGTTATTGTTTGTTTGAAAGTTAGCAGGTCTGTAGCTTAATTCTATCGTCAACCTAAACATATAGAAAGCAGAGAGGGTACCCTGGATATTGCAGGAACGCTGCTGGGCATCCTGGGTAAGTAAGACTAAATAGCCCACCCATATTCTAAGATAGCAGTATGTTGTTTTTATTAACCTCTCGCATTTGTATAACAACACAAGATCACATCTTAGTCAAAAATCATACATAGGATCTGCAAGATGTTTAACGTCATACAGATAGTCCTCGTATGGTAGAATTAAAGGATTTTCGGGTAAATCCCCAGGTACCTTCAAACCTGTAATTGCCTTACGCAATTTATCGTATTCCTCACGCCCGTGAAGAACTATCTCTCGAAAAGCCGTTTCAATATTCGTCATTAGTATAACGTTCGGGTCAGCGCACTTTCTAGTCCAATTCAACATCTCGTAAATTACTTCAATCTTAAGTGGGGCAACAGTACGTGTCAATTCCGGACAAAATCTAAATTTCCGTTTAAGAAAGAAAATATCTTCCAGTTTTCGGGTTTTAACAATTTCACCAGTTTTAGCTTCGTCCGTGTACTCATGTTTCATCTCAGCCATGACCTCGCTTATCGTTACTTGATTGTACCACTGCACAACCTTGGCGTCAATGTTTAAAACATTGTCATCCCCATAAGTTATTAAAGCGACATACTCATTGAACCATTTCATGGAACGCAGACGTGGTTGAAATTTCTCCATAACACGAATCCAAGATAGCCGCATAATAGTGGAATTATACAAACAATTGATTATGACCGTGAATGGATTACCGGATGGTTGAGAGTGCGTCCACATATAGACATTATCATCATAAATGTGTACAGAATGTACTAGATGCGACCATAAGCCTAAACAAACGCGAATAGTTCTTTCTCCAACTGGGGTTTCAAAATCAATGAATTGAGAGAGCCACGTCACGAATATTTCCCAAAAGATTGCCCACAAAATTTGAGCAACCAAGGAACCATCAAAGTTCCCAAAGTCACCAGCAATCACATGACCACCTTTCGTTTTCATTCGTTTTGCTATTCTTTCCCAATCTGAAGAATAAACATTGGTTCCAACAGCAATTTCGTTGTCAATGCGATTGTGCATCAACCATGCGGCAAAAGGAAGAAAATATTGGCGAAACGCGACGACAAAGTGTTGCGGACCAGCAGAGAAAACGCGAGTTTTACCGACATCAACTTTAGCGATGTCGCGACGTTCGTCTTTCAGTGTGTCGACAAACACAACGTTAGAGATACGGCCATTCGCACAATCTTCAATCAAATTTTCCACATCGCGTCGCAAAGCCAAAGCATTCACACTAGTGAAATCAAAACTTTCGTTGGAGCCCATCCAATGCTGTTTGCCAGGTGCACTTCGTTTCATCTGAGCATAAGGAAAACCTGGTGAAGTGGTACGATTCACGGCACACATAAATTCATCATCTTGTGTTCCTCGAATAGCCTCCTCATAAGATAAAATACGCTGATATTTACTCTTATCCAGATTTTTACTATATTGATTCAACATCACTCGGCAAACATCTCGAGCTGCACTCAGAACTTCATCATCACCTAACACAGCAGTATCAACGCCACACTTTTTAAGTCCCGACAGTAAAGGATTATGTACCTTACCATTCAGAATCGTGGGCTTCAATAGTGCTGGTTTCATTATAG